GCCATTAAATAACCTCCTCTTTAAATCCTATTTGTATTATATCGCAATTGTATAATGTACCTGCAACTTTTAAGTTTTTACTAGTAAGCTTATAAAGGTATTCACTTATAAGTTTCACACCAGCTGGGTAGAACTTCTCCAAACTATCCAACACCTCTGTTGAAAACGTAGGTGTTAAGTAATAACTCAGTTTATAAGCTGAATCAGTGTTATCAGTTTCAAAGTCTGTTCCTTCTTCCTCCCATAGTGGCTTTAAAGTTGGATAAAACCCTGTTACTGCCTTTGTAGCCCTCAGTAAGTTGTTGTGATTAGGAACTATGAAGAAGTTGTAGTAAACTATCTTTAAAATTGATCTGTAAACATCTTCATCCTCACCCTCCGAATATTCCCTTCCAACATTAGATCCCAATATTTTCAGATACTCAAGAGGTGCAGTGTCTATGTAAAAGTATTCGGGTAAGCTGTCCACGTAACTAGTTATTTTCTCAAATAAATCTGACCAAGTTTTTATCAGTTTCATGGTGTTTTGTTCGTTGAGGTATACGTCAGGAGTTAAGTTTATAAACATATCATATACATTCATATTAAGACCCCACAATCATGCTTGGTTTCTCGTTACTTCCATATGCTATTACATTTATATATTCTGTGTCGGTGGATTTTTTAAATGTTACATTTATAGCATCATAGTTAGAAGCCTCGTCAACATTATCTTTTATATAGTCAACCGCGTCGCTTGTCGTTACATATCCAGCTATTTTTACCTGTTCTCCATATTCGATTACAGCATCTGTGAAAGTCGTAGGATAAGAAGCAGGTACAGTTTCAATTAAGAAGTCTGTATCAATCTCAGTAGGTCTATCAAAACCTATATTCACAGTGTTTCCAGCCAAGGTGGTTATATCCTCTCTTTCGCTTCCTACAGTGTAAGTAGAAGGCAACACCTTGCTGAATATAGCTTGTATTATTTCACTAGTCACGCCGCCATCTACAACAATATGAATAGCCCTTCTTGCTACTCCATCAACCTCTATATCTGTTCTGTTTTGCACTACATTTACAGAGTTTACACCACTTAGCTTTATAAGCTCAGCATACACCCCATCCTCATTCCAGAAGTTTTCCTCTGATTCCTGATTGAAGAACCTTTTTCGTGATTCTTCAGTTGTTTCTAAGTCTTGCCCACCCTCAAAGGCTGCTATATTCGTGAATGTGTCTCCCCAGTTAGAAGGTGTGGATTGTAACGTGTTAACTTCTCCAATTTCAGCGTTCCCAATCTCACCGATAGTCGAACATCTAGCCGTAAATGTGAAAGGGACTTCATCTACTGTGATAGCTTCTGTATTTACATACACAAGGTCTGTATTTTCTTTTTTTATCTGTATCTGGCCTACACTTGCAGTTGCTCCAATAGTTGGATTAGTAGCTTGCATTTGATAAGATATTGCGTAATCTGGCATCTTTTTATAATGAAGGAAGTTAGCTGCTCCACCATCAAAATAAGCCCCTTCTGCTTTTCTTAATTCCAGGTTATCAAACCTACTCTGGATATAATCCAATACATATTTTGCTATAGTAGCAACCGGCCAATTTAGGCCATACCAGTCACTATTTTCAGACACGTTTAATTCACTCCCAAAAGCGTCATCACTTTGAGCTAATTCTTGTAGATATGTCATTATTTCTGTTTGTGTCAATGTTACAATCGCCATTAATTAGATCCTCCTTTCAGTATTTAAAGTTAGAGTTCCATATATGGTTTCCATTGTGCCTTCTACAGAAATACTTCCACTTTCTATAGTTACATCTATGTCATATACATCAGATACCCTATCTGAAAAATACTTCAATATTTTTGTTCTTATTTCACTTTTTATGGCAGATTCGTTACTTGAAAATATAATTTTTCTGTCCAATCCTCTGTTTATATCCCACTGACAAGTTAGAGGATCACATAAAATAAAATTTTCAAGTTCATATTTCAATAACTCTGAGTCCTCAACCATTACAAGCTCCCCATCCTCAATGGATATATCGCCTTTATAAAACATAAAACCTTTCATTTCACACCTCCTTATGGATGGCTATAAGGTACGTTATTCTTAGAAATACTAGTTGTCACATTCACAGTATCACCCTCTAAGTCTGCTACTGTAGTTGTGCCCTCTATGGTTACAGAGTCGTTGAATTCAGTAGCCTTTTGAAACTCTGCACCTTCTTCAAAAATAGGTTTTTGATGGAATCTGATCTCTTCAGGGAAACTATCATCTAACATATCGTCAAATATTATCGGCAAAGCATAGGCCCCATTTCTGGAGAATTGAAGCTCTTTTAATGGCGTTCCATTAGTGTTCTCTGTACCTGCTATAATAACCTGGTTCATGGCCCATTTACTAAAATATACAGGAACTATCATACCAACTGATACCGGAGAACTCGTCCCAATCCACCTTCCTATAGGGACATTTACAACTGGGAGGTCAATCTCGTTCTCTGTCGCTGATATCAATTTTATTTTGCAAAATCTTCCTGTTTGAACTTCCATGACCTTTCCTAAGGTGTTGGTGTAAAACTTGTCAGTCACTAGCCTTATATAACTTTCAATATCGCTCATAATCCACCTCCTTCATTATAAATTATACCATATTATCCTATCACTTTTACAAAATACTTAGCTTCCCAATTGGTTGAACCTTTTATTTCATAATCTATTATTTTACAGATCCCATTTAATTTAAAATGTTCTACTTTTACTATGTCTCCCTGAGCAATACCAGAAATAGGAAGGGCCTTTAATATATAATCATACTTTTCTTCCTGATCTACGTATTTATTCACGTCTATAAGACCACTATCATACTTGAAAAGTATGCTACTTGTGATACCTGAGTTGTCGGTTTTATATATTTCTACTATGTTCCCTCTAGTGGTTACAGAAAGGTCTCTGTTATTACAAATTTTTATTATAGAGTTTATACCCTGCCCTGTGACAGTATATCCAGAAACTTGCCTATACTCTTCCAGGTATTCTGATCCAGTAAGTGTAAATCCTAGATTAGAGGCTATGTCTTCTACAATGTAATCCTCTCTTACATATCTATCGTACCATTGTGAAAAGTCTTGACTGTAAGTTTCATGAGCTGACATTATATCAAATGTAATTGTTTTAGTGCCCATTTCTATATTTTTTATAACTCCGCTTACCAGTTCTCCTAATTGGCTTCCATAACCAATATTGAAAGTTGCTTCTGTGCCCTCTGTTATTTGCTCTCTGAGTCCTCTAGAAAGATTTAATAAAGTAATTGTAAAGGTAGGTAAACTTTCTTCTCCTGTGGTCGAATAATCAAACCTAAAACGTGCCCCATTCTCTATAGAGTATGTATATCCATTAGAGAGAACTAGTTCAGCCGCTCTATCAAACAACACCATTATATATCACCATCCACCTCTATAAATATAGTCTCTCCCAAGTTGTTCCAGTTCACTTCATACTCTAACCCATCAATACTGCGAGGTATTAAGTCATAAGAAGGATAAGCGTCATTTCTACCACCATCTGAATCAGAGTTGAATATGAAAAACAAAGGGAAGTCTAAGACTGCTTTTTCTTCTCCGTCGCCTAACACGCGCCCTTTACCGTCATTCTCATCATATGATCTATCATACAAAATAAATCTGAATCTGTCCTCGTAAGTATTATACCTTATTTCCCAATAATAAATATTATCTAGCGTAAACTCATAAGGAATATTGTCTTTTTTAATCTCAATATACTTTTCAGGTATTTTGCTGTAAAACCTTGTCATTATTCACCCCCCCTTAAAATTCTTGTGTTCCTGTCTGCCTGCTGACTGATTTGGTTCCTTGCTTCCCTGAACTTGTTACTGACTTTTCAGAAGTAGAGAAGGAACTAGAAGGAACTTTTGTAACTTGAGTAGTTGCTACAAATATATTTTCAAAAGAAATACCTATTTTTATTGAGTTTATAGACCCATCTTTTACAGGATTTATACTAGTTATAACAACGCTGTTGTAAACCTCGTCAAATATAAGCTTAATTCTGCTTTTACTATTCATGTAAGTAACTAATGAACTCAAACGGTCGCTTATATCGTCGCCTTCTAGAACTATAGTAGTTGAGATAGTCGTGTTATTTACTTCTACATCCTCATTGAGTGTGTCTTGTAGCTCATCAGTAATTATCGGAGTACTTACCGCACTAGCTGAGTAACTAGGATTCGGAGTTATTAAGTAATCGACTTCCACATCCCCTATATAATACGACGCCTCGCTACTTGTTACACTGTCGCTATTATCGTCTAGCTCTTTCAATTTGTCCCTCATAAGTTCCTCTGTGTCGTCTATAGCAGATACACTTCCTTCTTTAACTGAATCGACTAATATATCACGATATAAAGTTTCATTATCGGTATTCTGAGTAAAAAAATCAATGTCATTTAAATAATCATACCATCGTTGAAACTTGCAAGGGATACCTTTTAAATCGTAAGAATATGCCTCTGTTAGATCTTTGCAGGATGATATAATCTCCTGTAGCTCAGTTACATCTGTAATATCCGGTATTTGATCTCTGTATTTGTCTAATTTATTTATTGTACTTAGTATACTCATTGTGCACCTCCTAGTTATATTATACTATACAAAAGGGGCTTTACGCCCCTTTTTTATGTCAATGAAGCTATTAATCTTTCCCTTTTTCTTCTGTTATATTGATCTAGTTTAGGCTTTATCTGTTCCCAAATATCGATTGGACTACCACCACCGCTAATATTTATACTTATGCTGTCGCCTTGTACAGAGATAGAGTTTCCGCCAATTTTATTAGTTGTAGTGTTATTAGTAGTATTGGACCCTCTAGGTAGATTTACAAGTTCCGGGCCACTCTCAAAAAAAGAGTTGGTTTTAGTATTGTTGGTTACACTCGACCCTCTAGGTAGATTTATCAACTCCGGCCCTTGTTCGCCTACTAAAGCCATACCACCTGGATGATTGCTCGTACCATTAGCATATTGAGGTATAGTTTTGTTAACAGATGTTACAGTAGACTCACCACCACCTATTAGCTTTCCAACTACTTTAGCAAAAGCACTATTTTTTAACTTTTCCCATATGGAATCGATAAAGTTTTTAAATGGCTCTATCTTTTTATAAGCAAGCATAAAGGCCCCACCTAATAAAGTTACACCAGCAACTACCAGCCCTAAAGGATTGGCATTTAAAGCTACATTCAAAGCCCATTGTCCAGCCGTGAAAAGCTTAGAAGCCACATAACTAGCCCCTAAAGCCACTTTCTGAGCTATTAAAAGTCCGGTATTTTTTATAATCATTAAGTTTTCTTTGAAAAATAAAGGTATCTCAATAGCTGCCTTGTATCCTGCACGGGCTTTTTCTATAAGGAATACCCCTAAAGCTACTGCTTTATAGGTCAAGAAGGCCCCTGTAAGCGCTCCTACGACCACTTGTAAGGCTCTAGCTTGGAAAGATGCCCCTGTCATCATCTCAACAAACTTATTCCCTATATCAAATACTCCACTTATAGCCTTAGCGAAAGTATCAAACTTATCTATATTTTCAGTTATGCTATTTGATACATTTATTCCAGTTTTCAATAGTTTCATCCATACGGGCATTAATTTGTTACCTATTGCAATTTTATTATTTTCAATCTGAGCGTTTAGCCTTCTTCTTAGGCCTACTTCTGTTTCAAGGTTCCTTGCAACGTCTCCCATAGCGTCTTTAGACTGCATCTGTATGGCGTGAAGTCTAATTTGTATCTTTGTAGCTTCATCCATTTTAGAGGAATATTTCCCAAGCCCCATTTCAGCTGCTGCCGTGTTCAAGTTAGTTTCAAGTATAGAAGCCCCCAAAGTCTTTGCAGCTTCTGTTTCTCCCATCAAGGCCGATATCATAGTTTTCTGAACATTCACACCTTTAGCAGACAGATTATTGAAGCTGTCCAAATCATTAGCCAATTTAACTATCTCTTTAGAGAGGCCAAAAGATACATCTCTAGCCATACCAAAGCCAGTAAACAAGTTTTGTATATCTCCCATGCCTTCTTTAGTTTTCATAACAGAGAATCCCATTGAGTTTGAGTATTCTTCAGCCCACTTGTTAGCATCCCCAGCCATTTTACCGAATACAACATTTAATTTATTTTGTGTTTCTGTCATTTCAGATGCTAAGTTTACAGTTTCAAAAGCCTTTGATACTCCAATATAAGCGGCCGCCAACCCACCTATACCTTTTATAAGTTTCCCAGTCACACTTTGGGATTTCTTACCTCTGTTATTGTAATCATCTAACATTTTATTTAATTTTTTACTCGTTTGTGTAGAAGTAGCTTGTAATTTTTTCGTGCTCCCTTCTAATTTTTTTATGAAATTACTAGTCTTTTTTACTGCATTTTCAAAAGGTCTGAAAGGTTGATTTTCAAACTTCAGTTGACCTTCGACGATTAATCTATCATCTGCCATCATTCACCACCTCTACCCACATATTTTGTCTTTTTCTGCTGTTTCTATCGTCCACAACTTCTTTTTTAGATGCACTGTCCCACTTCATAAGCTTTATCGAGGTCAAAGAATCTTGATACCTGTAAATCATCTCATAAAAAAGATGGGCTTCACATTCTAAAATATAAGTGATCGGGATTTTTACCCCTAAATAACTTAAATCCTCGAACAAAGCCCATCTTAACAACCTATCAGTATCATTATTTAATTTTCTGGCTTCTAGTCTTGCTTTATTGTCCTGAAACCTTTTCTTTTCTCTGACCTCTTGATAAAAGATGCTTGATAAGTGTCAAGTATAGCAATTAGGCCTTCTAGCCCTTCAAAGTCGTTCCTCCAAAAGTTTATATCTCTAAATTCAGAAGGTTTCAACACCATGTTTTTCAAATATTTCTCATAATATGCCTTGGTATCTGTCTTTTTCACTAGATCAGCCTGCATATCATTATATATGAAATTGTCCATGTCTTGTATCTCTACCTCGTAGTCTCTAAAAGTTTTCATTTCGTGGTCGTAAACGTCATATAAAAACTTATTTTCCATCAATTACACCCTCTTTTTAGTATATTTACCCATTTTAACTATGAAATCTCTCGAGGTTCCATCATAAGGATCTTCCGGTTCTTCAAAAAACACTCTAGAGCCTGTAGTTTCTTTTCCATAGTAGCTCGACGAGTCATCAATAACTGTTATATTACACTCTACAGCGTTCTGACATAGTGTATCTATGTACGCCTCGTCACTTGAACCTACTAGCACAGTCATGCTTCCAGTCCGTGAATAGTTTCTTCTAGTCATAGAAGGTACTTCTCCATTTATAGCTGGTGTATCTCCTAGCGTGGTTTGTTCTGGTTGAGCTCCTGGATCCCAGTTTAGCAAGTTATCCGATAATATAGTCCTTGCGGAATATGATGCATCTTGCGGAACTATTCTAATTGATAAATTTTCTATATTTCTATGTACAGACATTTAAACCTCCTTTTAAGCAGCTTGTTCTATGTCGAACTGTCTTAAGTCTTTGTAACCTGTGATATTAAGTGTAAAGTTTTTACCTTCTTGGAATAAGCTTACTTCAACGTTAAACTCAAACCTTCCTTGATTGCTTTCTAATGTATAATCTAAGTTTGCAGATGTCACTTTATAGTCGTAGATTATTCCAAGCCCACCTTGTGACACTGGCCTTTTTAACTTTGCCATCCTGTCAACTATTGCCGCCCTTACGGTACCCTCATCTTGAACTGTTAGGACTTCCTCATTGTGTCTTAGATCGTGTAAGTCTTGTGATAAGTCAGAACTTACTTTGTATAATGCCCAAATATTTGTAAAGTCTTCCCCGACTGGCGAAACTACCCCAGATGTTTCATTTTTATTATTTATATATCTTGTATAGATGTTGATACCTGCAGAAATCCAGGCCGCCGCTTCTGTAGTTGACATTTTACCGACTTCACCGCCTACAAAAGAAGGCTTATAAGCTGTTATACCTGTCAATTCTTTTGCTACACCTTGAGTATTCCCTACACCTTGGTATATTATCCTTCCTGCTAATGCTCCATCAGAATACTTTTCAAATATGTCCGTTGCGCTCTCATAACTCTGTATAAAGAATATATTTGTGCAATCGTCTCTCATTGTTTCGGTAACATCTGTAATCTTGTCAACTGTCATAAATGCTACTGAGAACCATGAAGAAAGTTTAGTATTTATATCCAGTATGAAATCCTCGTCACCGATTATGTCTGTTAGATCGTCAAAAACTAAACAAGTGAATTGTCTTTCATTGACTACAGTCACATCATACAGTACCTGGTCCAGGTAAGATAAGAAATCATCCTTTTCCTGTGTAGTTGGTGATCCAGGAATATCCGCTAGTATTTTACCACTCACATAAAATTCTTCAGGTAAGATTGAAGTACCTCCGGCCGTGCTTTGTCCTAGTGACATATCTATTTTTTCTACTAGATCGCCAGCCCCTAAAGTGCTTGATAGTTCTGCTTTTGTTACTGATCCAGCAAAAGCTTGTGTATCTATAGCTCCAACTGTAGAAATAAAAGTTACTGCGTTCATAGCTTCATTGCTTAACAGTGACTCTATCTCTATGTTGGAAGCTACCCTGTTAAAATTGTTAATAGCTACTTTTAAACTCATTTAACCCTCCTTTATTGTAATTGTTTTTTCTACATCTCCGGTCAAATCAACCTCTTCTAGATAGTCAATATTTCTTTCAACTTCATTATTGAAATCAACTACTACATTCACAACGTAGCACTGCAAATATTGCTCATCTAGCTTTTCAGGCAGTTCTCCGGCTCTTTCACATGAAATTATTCCATATCCCTCTATAATTATATCATATTTCCATTGAAATTTTATACCGTATAATAATTTTCTAGCATATTCAAAGGCTTCTTCCTTATTGTAAGAATACACCCTCAAACTTATATTTGCTTGCTCATAGAAATTTGCCTTATCAACCACTACATTATTCTCTGTGTCCTCTGTCCGCCCATCTAACCGGTACATAATCTCATCAGGAGCTTCTGATACCCTCCATGTGGCAAAAGGTGTAGAAGGGAAACTCTCAAAAGAGTAAGCCGGTATAATTTGAAAAGTTTCACCTGTAAACTTACTATTCAAGTGACTTATAAAACTTGATACACTCGCCATTACACCACCTTCTCGAACTTTTTAAGCCCGTAAAAGTACCCGCTAGATTCGTTGTATTCCTTGATATATTGTAACTTATAATACACGCCATCAATAATAACTTCACGGACTTCTGAGCTTTCATGTAGCTCGTCATAACTATATGCTTTCCTGTCATCTACAGTATAGCTCCCAGCCTGTATATACTCTTTATCCTTGTTTGTATTCCAGGGCATTACTATAGCACTACCTACAGATTGTAACGTGCCTTGTGTCAATACTCCATCTATCCATTCAGCCGAACTATAAACATTAACGTCTACAAACTCGCCATAGAGGATAGGCTTAATTTTAATCATACCTACCTCCTTATATCCTAACTATTTCATAATTGATACTATTTAGAAGAAAATCATTTTCTCTGAGAATGTTTCCCTTGTTCTTCTCTTTATATTTTATTGTTTTAGCTTTCAGAGGTGCAAAGTCGTTTGACATAATTTGTTCTTGAATCTGTTGTTTTATGAAGATCCCTAGTTGTGTCAATCCTTGCTTACCCGTTAAAGTTCCATTGTAAACCAGTCTTAATATTTCTTTTTGCTCTGCTATTATTAAATTCCTACCACTTTTATGCTTCACTGCTTTATCAAAGAAAGGTCTTTCCGGCATGAAAACAGTTCCAAAGTTCAAATATAAAGCATATTCGTATATTTTTACCCCGTCTTGCTCCTGCTCAGCCTTACTACCAAACACCCCAACCTTCACGCCATGTTTGGAGAGATATTTAACCTCCTTTTGTAACTTGTCAAGTTTAGGAGTTTTTCGTGTGATTCTCACCATAATTTCTACCGCCTTATATCGTTTCTAAGGGCTTCTATATTTATCAAGTGTGTTATTCCAACGTGAATTGGTTTCTGTGTAAACTCTAAAACTGTATGAAATATCAGATATACTATAACTTTTTAGATTGGCACTTCCATCAGCTATCATACCGCTAGTTTTAATCATGTCACATACTAACAATAATAAATCCTTCGGGAACTCATCAGATGTATAACCACCATTATAAGTTATTTCTATTTCATCATCATTCTTAAAGTTGCTCATTGTCCTTTTATAGTTTTTTATCTGCCCTTGTTGGAATACTCCGTCATATTTACAGGCCCTTTCTTTATACACTTTGAAATCGTCTAAATCCTTAGCTACTTCATTTATATATACCGAAACTAGCTCTTTTACAGGCCTTTTCTGTAGATACACTATCTTGTCGCCAGTCCCAACCGTTTCGTCGGTCTCTTCTCCATAGCTCGGATCATAACCCAACTCTGAAATTAACATATCCCAGGCTATCTCCAGCCACAAATCAGATACAGTTTCGCCTAGTATTTCATTTATATTAGTGCTTAAATCCGTTAATAAATTTGACATACTCCACCTTCTTTATAAAAATAGAGGGACATAAGCCCCCCTATTCTATTTTATATTATGCTGCTGTTACTTCTAAAAGCACAAGAGCGTTCGAGTTTCTTACTTTACCTCCGACTCTCATTCTAGTAATGTGGTTCCACATTCTGTTAGATGCAAGTCTGTCCATCTCTGTTTCCATCCCTACTCTTTCAAAGATCGCATAACCTTTAGTTAGGTCTCCAAAGAAGCAAGGGTATGCTCCATCTGCAATGTCTGCCATGTCCTCGCACTCTACAACTGGGTATCCGTTGAAAGTAGAAGGTGCTCCACTTGCAACAGGGGCCTGCCATAGATACTGCCCATCTGAACCTTTGAATTTCTTCATCTCTCTGTAAAGGTCAGTAGAAACATAGTATTTCGCCATTCCACTTCTGTACTGTTTCTTGATCTCTGTTTCCATATTTAGAAGGTCGTCTGCTGTTACTTTAGAAGCTGACTCTGTTGCTAGTGCATTAGCGATTAGAGTTGCATTAGTTAGGATACCTTCAAACTTATACTCGCCCGAACCAGTTCCACTTAGAATCTGAGTTGATAGAGTTTCCGCAAAATCTTCTGTAGCTATTTCTCTGATCTCCTGGTCAATTGGGAATGCTGAATCGTCTCTCATTTCGTCTGTTACTGGTATTTCTGATTGTAATACCCCTGCTGTGATTTCTAATCTAGCTGTAAAGTCCGGTGTTCCTTTTGTAACTACTCCAGAACCTTCTGCAACCGCTTCAACTGTGTTAGTCCATGAAGCCCTGATTGGTACTTCTAGAGACTTTCCAGAACCTTTATAGATTTTAGAGTCTGCGTAGAAAGGTGAAGCTACTTTCAAGTCTTTGATAATTTCATTCGCTAACAATTCCGGGATAAGCGCTGCTCCTTGTGTAGAATCCATAGCCTTTGCGAACTCTTGACCTTCTAGGGCTTTATTATGAAGTGCTTTCTCAAACTTTTCGTACTCCTCTTGCATAGATTTATTAATCCCACCTTCAAAGTTCCCTGGAGCCGATATTTCGTTCATTGTTTTGTCCATTTTCTCGACTACTGCAACGAATGAGTTTAATCTTTCTTCTAACTTAGCACTCTTTTCAAGGCCCTCTGATTTTTCAAGTTTCTCTTTCAAATCTGCAATTTCAACCTTCATTTTTTGCATCTCTTCTTTTTCTGCTTGTCCATCCTCGGCCTTGTCCATTCTTTCAGCAAGCCCTTTTATAGCTTTTAGTATTTCTTCGTTCATCTTTTCCCCCTCTTTTAATGATTTTGTGACCACAGCACTTGGATGCGCCTGCCCGTTTTCGTGCGTTATGCTAACCTCTGAGATTGTACCTTTTCTAGTTTCAAGATACTCTTTCCCGTTCCGTTCTACCCAGCCATATTCTATTCTATTTCCACCTATACTTAGATTATACTTCACCCCTGCATTTTTAGCAAGTGCAATGGTTTTACCAAGGTCATTGTCAAATAAACGGCCTTTCACAAGTACTTTTCCAGGACCTTTGCTCAGTTGTACAGTCCCTACAGTAGATGATACACCTTCGTGCATGACATAAACTGGTATCACTTTACCAATATCATTGTCAAAGGCCCCTTCTACCATTATTTCGTCCGATTTATCAGCTATTCCGTATTCCGTCGCAATACCCTCGATGTCATAGATATCTTCATCATTTTTTTGTATTACATAGATTTTCTTAAACTCTTGCCCCATTTTCCACCCCCCTTTTAGTATATTATACCATATTTTACTTGGTTCTAGTATAGACAACTCCACAGAAACACCGAATTATTTGACAGGCTACTCCATTTTCAGGGTCTTTAGGAAACCTCATTTTAGTAGGAGGACAACTTTCATGACCTGGAACGTTGAATTTTTGATTTATTCCGACTATAACGCCATCCATGGCAAGGTGGTTAGGTCTGTCAACCTTAGCTCCACCCCTGTGGATCCACTTTTTATATTTCAACTTGGCCTCTTGAGCCGTTTTATGATTAGTCACAGAGATAGCCTGACTAGTTTCCTCGCTTGCTATCAGCTTGGCACGTGTTCGGCTTATCTCCCCACCTGTATCTTCAACTATTTTATTAACCATGTCCCTAAAGCTTAAACCTTCCTCTGTATATTTAGCTATTCTAGTATTTAATATACTTTCTGTAGTTTCTGATATAGAGGTTATCTTTTTAGCCATGTATTTACTTGAAAACTCTTTCAATAACTTTGATTTTACAACATCTATTTTATCAGTTACTATATTTCTTTTAAATTTGTCCACAAAATAATCAACAAACTGATCAATATTTAGCTTCCAAACAAATAAAAGTTGTTGCTCCATAGCAGGCCCGAAAGTGTTTTTTATTTCTTCCTCTATAAACTTACTTAGATCCTTATCATCTGATTTGTTATATTTATTTTTTATCGCACTAGCTAGTTTAGTATAAGGCCTCCTAAGGTACTTAACTCGCATTGTAGCGGTCCTTTCACTATACACTCTAAGATTCTTAGCTTGTTTTAATTCTGCCTGCGTGACTTTACTCTTCGCCATCTATCCCACTTCCTTCTTCTGGATCTATTACTTCACCAGCACTTTCAAGAGGAATTTCATACGAGCTTACATATGTCTTATCATACCATTCACCGCTCATTTTAGGCAGATTGAACCCGTATTTCTCGCTTAATATAGCTCTTATTTCGTTTTTAGTAGCTATACCATTGAGAAGTGCAACGGTCTTTTGTGCTGAGTCAGTATTATCCTCCTGCAATTCTTTGATACTGGAAAGATCATACCATATGTAGTGGTTCTCTCCTAGTTCGTCTTTTAGGAAGGCCGTCATCTGCTCGCAATATTCTTTCAACAGGGGTACGATTGTATCTTGGTATATCTTCTTTTTCATTTCAGAGATATTATTGTAAGTGCTGCCATCACTTGATATTAGTTGGACAGGGACACCTAATGTAGAGCAGATGATCTCCCTCATTAACGACATGGAGTTAAGCCAGTCCAACTCTTGCGGTGTTAGGTCAAGTTGTTTAAAGTCGAAGTTTTCACCATTTAACATAGCTATCCTTCCTGCTCCATTGGTACCGCTACCCATTGATTCAAAACTTCTTTTAGCTTCTTCTTTGGCTTGAGGATTAAGGAACTTCTTATAACTTAATATTCCCACTCTTTTACCGCTATTTGAAAGTTGCGAATTCATGTGATTAAATGCAAAGTTAGTCAAATCCCCAGGTTTTGCAGCCGATTTTATACGGCTTCTGAACTCTGTTCCGTAACCTGCAATACCGTCGCAAGGATTTACAGAGGTTACACATCTATAGTATTTCATTTCATTCCCTTGTATAACTGTGGATCCTATTTTATAACCGGATATATTCATACCAGTATCTTTTTTTATTTCGAATGAGTCTGGCGAATATATATTCAGATACTTAGTCATAGACCCCTTAGTTTTATTAAGCAATAATCCTCCACCTATTATAAGCCATGTAATAAAATATTCATTAAACTGCGACCTTGTGAGTTGTGGATTGGGATCATCTAGCCACTTCTGTACTATATGCCCTTTTGATTCTTCAACTTTATCGCCTAACTGCCTATATATTTTTATATCCACACTGTTAAAATCGTCTACTATCTCTTTTATACAAGCATAAAAGAAAGGATTATCATAAGCATCTTTTAAAAACGTGCTGTAATTAACAGAGTATCTTTGGTATCCTAAGTTCGTCATATATCCATAAGGCTTGGCCAGCATATTCTTTATTGCTTTAATTATGTTCAATTTATCACCTCCTACTTATTATACTATAAAAAAGTAATATCGTCACCTTTTAGACTTGACACCTCGTAATCATCTAAAGAATACCAAATTGCTGAAAAACTATGTGGATCTATATTAAATTGATCAGGTACTATATTCCCATTTTTATCTTTTTTAAATACTAAATCTTTTAGTTCCTCATAACACTTTGGGCATTGATCGGAAACTATTATTTTTTTAAACCTTTGAACCTTCTTTGTGTTTTGAAGTCTACTCCCTGGAAACTTAGTACAAGGATACATATTAAATCCTTCTTGTTGGTAAAAAGCTATAGTTTTTGGCTCTGCACTGTCAGCATAGATCAACTCACCAGTCTCTTTAAACTCTGATATCTCTTCCGATGTTTTATCGTCAGTCATATGGTTTTTATAATACTCATAATAAATATATAATATACCATTCTCATGATCTACAGCGTCCCTTATAAGCGCATTATATGAAGTTGTAAATCCAAAGTCCATACCTGCATTTAATAAAGGCTCGTGTATCTTGTTTATAGCCTCCGTAACCACGTGATGTGGCACACTAACAACGTTTTGTAAAACCCTTATACCATCTGTACCAAACTCGCCTTTTCTTGCTATACGATATAATACAGGATCAGTGTGTTTCAATTCGTCAAGGTTATCAATATAGCTCTGTGGTAAAAATGGATTATCATCACAAGTAGAATGATGAATAAATATTTTACTTTTATCTATTTTTTTATTAAGAAAAAAATGATTATATATCCATGAACTTTTTGAAATTGGGTTAGTAGTTAATAACCTATGTATACTCTGTGTAGGATGTCTCAAACGTCCTCTAATCTCCATATAATCATCATACGAAAACTCGGAACATTCTTCCATCCATGCAACAGATACCTCAGGGAGTGATTTCAACTTTTCAGATTTATCAAGACCTTTAAATATGAATTCGCTTCCTGTAAGCCTGTTTTTAATATATAGGGGCGAGGTTTTATATTCGAGGAACATATCCATTTGGTATCTTGCGGCAACTTGTTTTAATAGCCTATAACAGCTATCCTGTAAAGTGGCATATACCTTCCTGGACACCAGTATTATTCTATTTTCTTCAAAAGAAAGTTTCAATAATTTTAATGCTGTAGTATCACTTTTACCACTTCCATATCCTCCATAGATAAAATACTCCTCATGCTCCCAATCAATTAAATAATCCATGAAAGACTCTGAAACTCCCACCTCTATATTTTTCATTCTGACACCTTCTTCACAGGCACACCTTTTATTTCAAAAGTAATGTTTTGATTAGTTTCTACTTTCCCTTCCTTCGGATATAAGTCATCCAAACTATTCAACTCTTTTATTGCCCCTAAACGACCATTGTAATTCCCGTCCCTCTTACTATCCGATATTAGTTCTAACAACTCGTTATATGCCCTCTCACGCCCCCACATGGCTTTTTCTTTGTGTTCGCTTATCAAATTGTTATACCTTAGCTGGACCTTAGGATTGTTAAATACCTTTTGAGCTGCTATATCCGTTTTTATCTCATCCATATTCATACTATACCCAGCGTCTTCATAAGCTTTTCTTTTTGTGTTGCCGGCCAGCAGGCTTTGGACAAACATTTCCTGCTTTAAAGTTAACTTATTACCTCTGGCCATAGGTCCACCTCCTTTATTCCCCACTATATGTAGTCACTGTTCCATCTTCATTTAATAATCCATTTACTTCTGCCGACTGATCGTCATAAGCCATCATCTATCACCTCTCTTCATTATATCATAAATAACGTCTATTTTAGTGTCCATAGAGTCTACTTTTTTATCCATGCTATCCATCTTATCCATTTTTTTATATATGCTATTAATCGAATCTATATATCTTGATCTATCTTCTTTAGAATCCTGTATAAGGTCATCTACCTTCTGTAAGAGCCACTTGATGACAATTACCAAGGTACCTAATATAATGACATCGAGAGGTAAATTCAAAAGATCTTTGAAATCCATTAGGAATCACCTGCCTTAATTAAATCTTTGTTATTTTCCAGAGTTTTTAAGTCCATGATTCCTTTTTCAACTAAACTAAATTTATTTTCATATGGCCTATTTTCTATAATTTTCAATGCTTCACTCTTACCAACCCCCCTGAGTTTTAACAGAGATTCAATATCACACGAATTTATATCAATTATATTCGTGTTATTTACGTTTGTAATCTCCATTTTTATATTATTTTCTGCATTACTATTATTATTAATAGGTGTGCTGGTCCCTATAAACCCGCCCAATATAAATAACCCTACACCTAGTATGAACTCCCCTGTATTTTTCATGCACCCCCCCCTTTACTTATATTATACTATACATAAAAAAAAAGGGCAATTAAGCCCTTTCAATTATACAACCCCCTCATAATTGCTTATAAATTCCAAAATTTATTTGGTTTCAAATTCTCTCAGTTCTTCTATAACGCATTGATAAGCTAAGATTGAA